GAATCCGCTTGTTTTAACTTAAATTTCTTTTCAGCAATTAAAGCGGCTTTATTATCTTTTAGGTGTTTGAAAATATCCATTACTTATTAATTACTTGGTTAGTGTTAATAATAGTGGATTTAATAGCTTTTATAGCTTTAATTTCCTCGTATGTAAGTACTTTTTGCTTTGCCATTAATTAAAGTGTTGCGTATTTATCGCAAAAACTCGCTGTAAATTTAGTACTTATTTTTATTATATGCAAATTTATTTAAAAATATTTTGTAATTTTACGGAATATTACAAATAATATAAACCTAATTAGTAAATAATGCAACAAGACATTAACTTTGTGGAGCGTTTTTTTAACCTATTCAATAAGAAAAACCAACGTAAACAGTACTTTAACAATAGAATTAACTACCAAATTAACAAAGGTGAGGTGTATATTGATACTAGTGTCCCCTATGATTTGTATAATACTATTCCACAATTAAGGACTCCAGTTGATAAGTTAGCGGCTATGTTTAGCAATGGAGTGTTTAAGTATCAGAAAATAGGTAGTACAGAATTAAAAGAATTACCTCCAGAAATATCTAAACTATTGGAAAATCCTAATATATTACAAGGGCAAAACCCATTTTTAAATCAATACTTGAGGCAGTTGATAGTGTACGGCAATCAATTCATATATAAAAATAGTGCTAGTAAAATCACTACAACGCCTCAAAGTTTGATTAACGTAAGCCCTGCTAATTTAAAGCCTAAATTGACCGGTAAATTATTTGACCAAGTAACAATGGATGGCATAGTTAGCGGATTTGAATACAACGAGAATGGAACGGTTAAGCCATTTGAAACTAATAACATCTTATGGTCTAAGATTAGTGATTTAGATAACAACTTAATCGGTTACAGTCCTTTAAAGGCTATGAAGTACCCATTAAGTAATACGGTAGCGGCTTATCAGTACTTGAACTGTATTAGTAGTGAAAAGGGAGGGATTGGTATATTGTCGAGTCAATCTAAAGATAGTATGGGGGCTTTACCTATGAGCGACATCGAGAAAAAAGAATTGGAGGCTACATATAGACAAGAAAACGGTATTGAAGATGGGCAAAAGAGAATACATATAACAACTGGATCTGTTACATGGTCACCTATGAGTTACCCTACTAAGGATTTGCTTTTAATGGAACAAATAGATGCTAACTTTTTAGCTATTCTAAACGTTTTAGGTGTTAATCAAAACCTATTTGTTAACAGTACTTATGAGAATTTAAAAAACGGATTAATTCAAACACACAACGATACAGTAGTAGTTTATGCTGATGGGTTTACTCAGGCACTAGGTAAGTTTATTGGAGTTAAAGATGGGTATCGTTTAGTACTTGATTATAGTCATTTACCATACTTGCAATCGGATAAATTAAAGGATGCTCAAACTTTTAGTAGTGTTAGTACTTCATTAAATCAATTGGTAAGTGTTGGTATATTAGATACTAAGGCGGCTAATACAATTTTAATCAATCAGTTTCCTAACTACAAATAATACTTAGGTAGCATAGCACGGATAAACATTGCTAATCCGCTAATCGAATCGGGGGCGTCATCTTTCTTAGATTTACCGTTGCTTAGATAAGCGGTTAACTCTTTCATAAATGCTTTGTATTGTGCGTTTTGATAATCGGTGTGTATGAATATACAGTGACGTTTAATAAAATCACTATCCATTAAAATACGAGTGAATTTATTGGTGCTAGAGTGAGCTGGTAAACATTGTGTATTAGGTACTAATTTAGATAATTCACGGTTAAACATTGCGCCCATCGCATTAGATTCTACTCGGATAAATTTAGTATCATTTCGTTTAATCATATCCGCTACCATTGGCAAAGTAACACCTGTATTCTCACGGCAAAATGTAACATCTGTAATGTAAATATCCTTACCAATATTCCTGCCAATAGGTGAGCTTAGATTATCGTCACCTTCGTCTGCTATATCTGCATATCCTATACTTGATTCAAATTTAAGTAAATCACTAGGTTTATAGTACCTTAATTCATTTTCGGGAAACATAAGCCCCTCTAATGGTTTCGGGCTTTGTTGGTATTGTCGCTCAAATACTATTTTATTATTCGCTTTTATTTTCTCAAGCTCAGCAACCGTATGTTTAAATTCCCATAAAGCAGTATTATCTGATTTTAAGCATGGCAAACTAACAACGTGCCATTCTCCAGGTTCTTGATCTATTAAATAACCACATAAATCTTTTTCATGTAGCCTTTGCATTACAATAATTATGGGTGTATTACGGCTGTTCACACGGTTACGGATAGTACTATCAAACCTTTGATTAACACGTTCTCTAATATTGTCGCTGTCAGCATCTTCTGGCTTAATAGGGTCGTCAATAATTAAAGCTCCACCAAACAATTGACCATCTTCGCCAACTAGCCAACTATCTATATCCTCATCTTCATTATCAACTTGACCAGCTCCAAAACCAGTTACCTGACCAGCGGCACTCGTAGCATACACACCACCATCTTCGCTAGTATACCATTTCTTTTTACTGTCTGATTTAGGTTTAATTTTAACGTTTGGAAATAACTCTTGATATTCTGCACTCTTTACAATATCTCGAACCTCGTCACTATTATCTAGTGCTAAGTCATCTGAATAAGATAAGTGAATATAACGTGATTTAGGGTTAATAGATAGTCCTCTTGCTATAAAATTCTTAACACACATTTCAGTTTTACTGTAACGTGGCGCAATGTTAAAAATAACCTTCTTTAATTCGCCTTTAATAACCTTATCTAAGGTTTCTGCAATAATTCGATGGTGTTCACCAATAACAAATTTACGATTGAAACGTTTTTTAAAGAAGTACCTAGTAAAGAATAGTGTATCGGTTAAACATTGGTATTTAGCAACCTTTAACTCTTTTATATATTCCTCTGTCATGGCTAATACTTTTCATCAAGTCCCTTTTTGAGTTTCTTAATATCGTCATCAGTAAGGTCAGCATTTTTAGTAACAACCTCTTTTTTATTATCTTTTTCAAAGAAACCTAAGTGTTTAGCAATTGCTTCGGTTGCTTTATTTGCACCACTTGAATCAAATTGATACTCACCGCTTTCAACCCAACCACCTTCACCGTCTTTTATCATAACTGGTTCGGCTGTCATACATCTATCAGATATATCTTTAAAACGTTTTAGAACCCAATCTTGTGATATTTCAAGTCTTAAAGCTATTTGTTCTTGTAAAACCTTGATACGTTCTTGAATATTAGGTTTTGTTAAGTTTTCACTAGCTATCTCCTTAGCAGTATTTTCACTATAACCTGCCCTAATTGCTGCCTGTGTTCCGTTTAGGTCGATAAGGTATTCCTGACAAAATCTCTCTTGTTTATCAGTTAAACCTATTTCTTTATTTTCAGCCATTACTTTAAATTACAAAACACTATATACCTACCAATAACTTCAACAATCGGTTCGATAAATAGTATTTCAAATGTGTTATTCATTTGATGTGTAAAAATAGCAAATATAATCGACACTACAAAATAATGTTTAGTTTAAAACAACTTAGTTTGCGATTGATGGTTAGCTAACCGCTCCATTGCTTTGTCGTAATATTCTGTATCAAGTTCGCAAGCTGTTAATTCAAATCCGTAATCGTGGCAGGCTATTTCTAATTCTGTTTTTTTCATGGTTTATATTTTTTTTATAAATTCTTTTACGTTAAATTTATATTCGTTTTTATCTGTATAAAACCAATAAAGGTCTATTTTTGCGAATGGACAGTATTCTATTTTATCTAAAATAGTAGTATAGTTTTTTCCTATATCTATTTTGTCACCTACTTTTAGTTCTTCTGTTTGTGTCATCTCGTTAGTTGTTAGTTAAGGTTAAAATGGGTTAGGCTCGTCGTTAATAATTATATCATTTTCCTTTGGCAGTTGTTTTGCGTTTAGAAATTCGGTGTTTGGTTGTAAGGCCCCTAATGTTTCCTGTTTAGGCTCATCATTTATCCAATTACTATAATCTGGCGTCCCTTTATAATATCTAGTGCTATCTGGTTCGTATGAGTATGAAGTCATTTCTTCATGGCCCCAATGACTAAATTTAACTTTTTGCACATAAATATAAGCTTGACTTAATACCTTGTCCCGATAAACACAAATACCATTGTCGGCTTTATTGTAAAAGTTTGAGGACCCATTAATATCATAAAGAGTTGGAACGTCAAAGTTCTTGCCATCTGATTTTCTCATCTTAGTTGGATGGGCCACAAGAAAACAATGAACATTATTAACCTCACAAAATGTAACAATTTTATCTAAGGACCTACCAATATCATTTGTGGAACCATCCCCTTTATGTTCTAGTTTATTCCAGGCATCTATAACAAAAAAGTCAAGGCCCTTACGATATTTTAACTGCTTGCAATGGTTTAAAATTGAATCTAAAGTAAAGTCTGTTTCTGGTTTAATAAAGAAAAACTTATTATTTAGGTATTTTTTAACACTATCCAAATCATAATGACTCATTCTGTTAGGGCCATCCCATGCTTTGCCTACAATTTTACGGGCCATCTTACTAAAATGTAATTGACTTGGCCTATTTTCTGGGCTGTAAAAGGCGCCATTCCATCCATGAAACCTTCTTAAGTGTACGCAAATATTATCTAACCATTCAGATTTTCCGTGTGAAGGTATGCCAGTTATAATTGATAAATACCCTTTTACAATATTTAATCTAAAACCATCTATTTTAAGGTCCACCCCTTTATCTAATCCGTTTTCGTAAAGGTCGTTAATATCTTCAGCCATGTCCGATATTGTAAAAACACCTTCTAATGGAAATTCTTTTGCATCTGTTATACTTTCAATAATAGCTTGTAAATCATATTTATTCAAACAATCGTTAGCATCTTTAGAATCCTTAAACTCTACAAATTTACATTTTTCACGGCCTATACGATCCGCTAACTGATTTCTTAAATTTCGGCCAGCTATGTCGTTATCTAAACAAAGGTAAATTTCCGGACATTCAAAGAGTTGGTCCACAACCTCATCAAAATACGATAAATTATTATTTCCAGTACTGGCCCCATTTGGAACTGATAATACATTTTTGTAACCGCATTGGTCCAAAGTTAAACAGTCTGGCTCCCCTTCAACAATATAAATCCTTTCTTTAAAATCTACATGGTTTAGGTTATACATAATCAATTTTGAATCCTTATGTAGTTTAAAGCTCTTTTTAGGCCCTCTATATTTAATGTTAGTTAATTCCCCATTAACATCAAAATAGTTAAAATTAATGGCCCCTACGTTACCGTATTCTGCAAAATACTCAATTGATTCCGTTAACTGAAACCTTACTAATGTTTCTTGCTTAATCTTACGGCCCTCAAAATATTTAATTGTTTTGTCTGATAGGTCCGTTTTGTTTTTCCAAACTGGCTTAATATAAACTTTATGGTCCATTGGCCTATCTTCTTTTAATCTGCCCTTCCAATTACAGTGAATGCAGTTCCAAACTTTCTTATCTAAATTAACGCCTAAACACTTATCTGTTTTCTTTTTACGAGTATGTGAACATTGTGGGCAAGTAGTTTGATACTGGCCAGTTGTTTTATTGCTAGGTATTGATATACCATAATACGAATAATCTTCCATAATTACATTTTACCTGCGTTTCTATAAAATTCCTCTGCTTCTTCTAAAGTTCTGCTTTGGTCCCCATTATCATTTTCTTTTATGTATGGCAAAGTATTTAACAAGGCACTTTTCCAATTGTTAATTTTTTTATCGTTTCCGTTTTTCCAATCATTAGCAATCCAACTATCATACTTAAATTTTAAATCTATTTGATTAACATTTGGTTTATTTTGTAAAGCATAAGATAAAAATTCTTCAAATACGGGTATTATATTATCTTTTCTTTTCTTATCTTTTCTTATAGCTATACCTTTTTTAATAGCCTCGCCATTAGCCTCGCCATTAGCCTCCCTATGTTTTGCCCATCTAGCCTCAGCTCCAGCCTTTCCGTTATTTGAGTTTTCTTTATGAATTTTATGGCGCTCTTGCCATTGGCTATCAAGAAAACTAATTTTCGCTATGCCATTTTTATCCTTTATAAACCCTTCGGCTATTAGCGAAATTATAGCCTCGCCATATCTTTTTTGTAGCGTGGCTATTTTTATATCACAATCATTGGCCCAATAAATTGCACAAACATTTATAAAAATTCCTTGTATCTCATAAGATTCAAGTGTAATTTTTTTACCTAACCATTGGTCCGAAAAAAATTTAAAATAAGGAAGTTCTTTAGACATTATGTTGTTTTATTTTTAAATCGTTCAATTTCAATATACACATCATTGAGGCTAAATTTAGTTTTAACCTGGCATTTACTGCCCTGAATATCTACATAAACCTTACCTTGTATTTTGGTAAATTCTGTA